AATAAACATCCTGAGCACCATAAGCAACAAGTTGAAGAAGACCACCACCCATTTATGCTATATTCTTTATACTATAATAGGAGAAAAAAAATAATTCATAATTTATATAAAAGCATAATTTAAAATTTTTATTATTATATATGTTTAAAGATAAAACTTCTAAAAAGCGATTTCAAAACGTTGATATAAACCGAGATTTATCAACGTTGGATGCGATGCACAATAAAATTATAAGTAATTATAATAAAAAAATAATAGACAATCAAAATTATGTGGAAAAAATAGATAGGTTAGAAAAAAATTATAAAAATATAAATGATGAAATTACTCGATATTATAATAGTAATATTAAAAACGATGAATTATATTCAAATCTATGGAATAGTAATATACAAATAAAAGAAGAACTTAAAAATATTCAAAATGAAATAAACAATAATAATAATTTTGATGAAATTGAATATTATGAAAATACCAGTTCTATTTTATTTAATTATTATGAGATGATTGAAAAACAGTCGGTTGTATCTTCTAGTAAATATAAAACAAAATCTATTTTAGAATCATTCAATATAACTCCAGTTGAAGATAAAGTCGAAATCGATGAATTAAAAATTATTGAAAAAAGTGATTTAGTCGATCAATATTTATCTATTACTAATAAATATCATATAAAAAAAATTAATAATGATAATAATGAAATATGTTGTAAATGTAATATTCCTTTAATTTGTTTGCAACACGATGCAATAATGATTTGTAGTAATTGTGGATATCAGGAGTTATTATTGGTAGAACAAAATAGACCTATTTTAAGACAAAATAATAAAGATACTTCTCATTTTAGTTATAAGAGAATTAATCATTTTAGGGAATGGTGTAATCAAGTTCAAGGAAAAGAAAGTACAGACATTCCTAATGATGTATTTGAAAAAATTTTAAATGAAATTAAAAAAGAAAAAATAATGGATACTAAGAAAATTACATATACAAAAATGCGGGAAATATTGAAACGATTGAGAATTAATAAATATTATGAACATATCAATTATATTATCAATAGAATTAATGGAATACCTACACCGCAATTTTCACCAGAATTAGAGGAGAAATTATGTTCGATGTTTCGAGATATTCAAGGACCTTTTTTAAAACATTGTCCTAAAGATAGAAAAAACTTTTTATCGTATAGTTATGTTTTATATAAATTTTTTCAGATATTAGGACTGAATGAATATTTAAAATTCTTTCCTTTATTAAAAAGTAGAGAAAAATTATACGTCCAAGACCAAATATGGAAAAAAATATGCGAAGAATTAAATTATAAAGTTATTCCATCTCTTTAAATACCGAAACCAATTAGGCGGAAACCGGCACCAAGTCCAACACCTTGACGAGCACCGGCAGAGAATGAAGGAGCGAGTAAATCGAATATTGAGAATAGACAAGCGGCAGTCAAAGCAATCATCCATATTTCGCTAAATCGTAATTTGTGTTCTGGTAGAATATAAGCCGCTAGCGCGACAACCATTGCTTCTATCGCGTATTTTAATATACGAATTAGTGCTTCCCAAATATCAAAACTATAAGTTGGCTGATACATACTATTATAAATATAACATTTTTTTTATTTATTATTATTAAATGTCAAAATTTTGGATAGAAATTTTATATTTATATAATAATAAATAATTATTTTATAATAGTTACAAAACATTTAGTATGTTATGTTGTGTTGCTTCTAGTTATATTATTTTAAAATCCTTAGAATATTATTATAAAAAGATATAAGAATTTTTTATTTATTTATTATATATAAGTAAATAATGGAAGATGTATTGGTGACAACTAAACAACATGATTATTTGGATGAAGATAAGGCGATTAGAGGGCAAAATTATGGTTTAGTTTCGTTTTTAAGTCCTGAAGAAATTCTCAAAAATAAAGAAGTTTATTATTTTTCAAAATTTTTAGATAAATTTGGCAAAGATATGTCAGCACTTCTTGAAGGTCTTCAAAATAAATATCCTGATTCAGCTGATCTTATTAATACTATTCGTTCTAATCATGCTTATATTTTTGATGCTGGCGAATTAGACGAACAATATAAATTTTTCAAAGATACTAATTCGGGTGAAATTGAAACTGACTTTCATCGAGAAAATAACTTTCGCACATCTATGCGAGGTATTAAAATACGAGGTGTATTTGATACCATGGAAGAAGCTAAAGCTCGTAGCGAATTTATTAAAAAATACGATGACAAATTTGATATCTATATTTGTCAAGTTGGTTGCTGGTGTCCATGGTCTCCAAATCCAAATGATCTAAACGATCAAGAATATTCAGAAACTCAACTAAATACTCTAATGAAACAATATAAACAAAACATGGAAACCAAAGACCAAGTTTTCGAACAACGAAAAGTTGATATTATCTCAAAATCAAAAGTTAATGTAGCCGAAGAATTAGCCAACCAAAGCGACCCCTGGCTAGCTGCCAAGGAAGCTTCAACCACTCCTGAAGCCACTGAAACCACAGCTGAAGCCACTGAAACCACAGCTGAAGCCACTGAAACCACTGAAACCACTGAAACCACTGCTGAAACCACTGCTGAAACCACTGCTGAAACCACTGAAACTGCTGAAGCCACTCCTGAAACAACACCAGAAACTCTGGAGGCTGTGCCTGAAGGTATTGAAGTTACAGTTGAAAGAACTTTAAGTTAAGGTTTTTTTTATTTTTTTATTTTCATTTAATAAAAATGAAATCAATAGCATTATTTCTATTATTTGTAGGAATAATATTAATAATAAAAAGTTATTATGAAAATAAATATATAACAAAACAGAATGAATTAAAGACAATAATTAAATATCTTCCAATTAGTGAATATGAACAAACATTGACGGATAATGAGACTTTAACACAATTTTATAAAGGTATGTTTGAATTATCACAGCCTAATATTTATGATGCTAAAAAAATATAATTAATAGTTATAGAAAATGACAACATTAGATATAGGTTATTTATTAGTTGATAATATTAATTCAAAGACTAATATAAATAAAATTAAATTATTGGGTGCAATTACAAATTATAAAAATGAAATTGAGAAAAAAACAAAAAAAGAAAAAGATAAACAAAATAAATATTATATGGAATATGAGAGCAAACGACGAAGTAATAATGAAAAATATAATAAATATATGAAGGATAATAAGGTTTTATTTGACAAATGGCGCAAATCTAAAAAATCAAATGATTTATATAATTACATAACATTAAAAAAGCCGGATATAGAAGAAGTAGAAGAAATTTATACAATTAATTCTGTAATGAAATTAAAATAAATTTTCACCATTTATTTGAGTTATGTCATAAATAAAATTGGAAATACCATTAATAAAATTTATAACATAAGAAAGCATAGCCCATATTTCTATAAAAACAGTTTTTATAAATTCATAAATAATCATGGGTATTTGTACTATTTGAAAAATTACATATGCTAAACTATAAAATATTAATATCAATGGTTTTATTACTGTGATAAAATACCTATTAAAAGAAATTTTATAAATTAAACACCATATACCACTAATTATTATAAATACTATAAGAAATGCAATAATAGGCGTTATAATATCTAAAAATCTTAGCCAAATGAATCGAATTGCCCCAGACATTTATTTAATTATATTAATTAGAATATAAATAAAAATGAAAACATTCAGTTTTAATATTTTTGCGTTTATTATTGCGTTTGCTATTGGTATTTTTTATGTATATATTTCTACTCCTAAACCAAAGGTTATAATTAAATATCCAACTCCTTATAATGCCGATAAAATTGTCTATAGACATTCAGATAATGATACCTGTTATAAATTTAAAGTCGATGAAGTTAAATGCACACCCGATGCTATAGAACAACCTATAATTTAAAAAACTAATATTAAAATAGATTAAAAATGAAAACACAGTATATTTTAGATAGATTATTTTATAATAAATACGGGCAAATATTTATCAGTGCATTATTTGGTTTATCATTAGCTTTAGTTTTTAGTAGAGTATGTAAAGAAAATTGCACTTTATATTTTTCCCCTAAATATGAAGAAGTTGTTAATAAGGTATTTAAATTAAATGATGTTTGTTATAAATATAATATTGTTAATGCACCTTGTAACAAAGATGCATTGGAAGCCAATAAACAAAATTATAAAGCTTCTAATCAAATAGAAGATCCCAATTTTATGAATAAAATATTTGCGTAAGAATTATTATTATATATATAAATTATAATAATATAAAAACAGATGACGACAACCGGCAAACCGTCTAATAATATTATGATTACATCTATAGACAAAATACCATTAAAAACTAATGGACCTGTAATAACAGACGATATGACAAACGATCAAACAGTTAGAGATGTTTTGAGCGAATTTGAAAAAGAATTATCTTTATCTGAAAATGCTAATAATAATTATAAAATTAATTATCAGCAACAAGAGCAACAACAACAGCTACCACCACAAGTACCATTACCGCCACCACAACAACAGTTACCACAGCAGCTACTACCGCAACTACAACAGCAAAAAAACAAAAAAGATTTATGCATTGATAATGAATTGGTAGTTAAGGTTTTTATTATTTGTATAATTGTTGCTTTGGTAACTAATCCATATATTTATGCAACTATTTTAAGTAAAATACCAGAAAATTTATCATTAATGTTTGATAATTATAATTATTATATTAAACTTGGTTTAATTTTTGTTATATTATATTTGATGATGTTTTATAATGTTGTATAGTTATTTGAAGAATTGTCGAACGCACTATAATGGACGTTATCTGAGTTTAATCCTTGAATACCATAAAAATTAGCATCTTGTTTTATTTCGACATTATAATTATCTTCATTATAAACATTATTTTGTGCTGATTTTAATAATTCTGTAGAAACATATGGAATTAAAGTGCAATTTTCATTTTTTATATCCTGAATATAATGATTAGGTATTTCAGGCTGATTTGAATATGGTTTTGGTTTAGTATCACCTGAAAAGAAATTAAATATAGATGATAAAGATGAATTATCATCGGGGCTAGTTGTTGAATACATGGCAGGCGATGATGTAAAATGCGATTTTGTGGTAGCTGAAATACCCATAACATTATTAGAAGACGATTCGGAATTATCTGAATTCTTTGAAGATTTATTTAATTTTCGTTGGTAATATTTAAAATAAATAATTAAAAATATTAAACCGGTTATAAATCCTATAATTTCATCAACAGTTAATATTAAAAATAGTATAATAATAGCTATAAATAATTGATTAATAGGAGTGCTTATAATAATTGGTAAATCGAAATCGACTAAAATAACAAAAATTAAAATCAAAATTAATAATGCTCTAATAAAATTTATAACCATCTATTTATAAATTACATATAAAAAATAAATTCATATTAAATATTGACTATATAAAAATGAGTATTATAACTTCTTTAAATAATCGTGGTTATGCTATTCATAAAACAACCAAAAATGAAGATATAATCAATAAAATTAAAAAAGAATTGTTAATCAGTCCTAAAGTTTTCGGCAATGTTTTTTCGGTTATTAAAGAATATCCTATATATCTCGAAAGTGATACTAAATTGTATGTTCCTAAATGTTATGGAATTGAAAAATTTGGATATCCTTTAAACGACAAATTAAATAATGGCATAGACTGTCCTAATTTAAATTTTAATGGGAAATTAAGAGATATTCAACAGGCTCCTGTAGATGCATATATCGAAAATGTAATTGATAAAAAAAAATTAGGAGGTATTATTAGTGTTCCATGTGGATTTGGTAAAACAATTATGGCTATTTATATTGCCTGTTATTTTAAAAAGAAAACTTTGTTTATTTCTCATAAAGATTTTTTGAACGAACAATTTATAAATAGTATTAAATTATTTGTTCCAAATGCAAAAATTGGAAAAATTAAGCAAAGCACCGTCGATGTAGAAAATAAAGATATTGTTATTGCTACTCTGCAATCATTGGCAATAAGGGATTATGACAGTTCTATTTTTAGTGATTTTGGATTAGTTATTATAGATGAATGTCATCATATAGCATCAGAGGTTTTTTCTAAAGCATTTAGAAAAATGAATATTCGTATAACTTTAGGACTTTCGGCAACTCTTAATCGTAAAGACGGTTTAAGAAAGGTTTTTGAATGGTATTTGGGGAAATCTGTTTATAAAATCAAAAATGACAATAATGAATGTAATATGATAGTTCATTTGCATAAATATTTCGTCCATGATTTGAATTATAGTTATGTCAAATTGATGTATAACGGAACACCCAATTTTGTATCAATGATTAATAATATTACGAGTTATATGCCTAGAACTATTTTTATTATAAATTTATTAAAAGAAGTTCTTATTAATGACCCAGATAGAAAAATATTAATATTATCTGAACGAAAGAACCAATTAAAAGATTTAGAACAATTAATAAAAGCCGATGAAATTGCGTCATATGGTTATTATATTGGTGGTATGCGAATGACTGATTTGGATATTTCAGCAACTAAACAAATTATTTTAGCTACTTATCAAATGAGTAGCGAAGGTTTAAATATTCCTACCTTAAATACAGTAATATTAGCCAGTCCTATCGGCGATATTCAACAATCTGTTGGCAGAATATTGAGAGAAAAAAAAACAGAACGAAAATATATTCCATTATGTATAGATATTTATGATGATTTCTCATTATTTAAATTCAAAGGAAACAAAAGAATTAATTATTATAAAACTAATGGCTATAAAATTAAAAATTATATTGAAAATGAATTAATATTATCTGAGGATGAAGATAAAGACGATACTAATAAAAAATGTTATTTTATTAATGATGATGATAATGATAATGATAATGACGAAAAAAAACCTAAACAAAAACCAAAAGAACCAAAAAAAGAACCTAAGAAATCGTTATTTATTGAAGATGAAGAAGAACAAAAACAAAAACCTAAGAAATCGTTATTTATAGATGATGATTAATTGATATCAATATTTTCTTTAATAGTTTGGATATTAATTTGATAATTTTTGATATCTAAATATTGATAACTATCTTTACCGAATGCACGAGATATACCGGTATCACAATACCAAATTTGATTATCTTTTAATATTATTTTTTCGTTTAATGTATGTCCTAAAAACATATATGTTAAACCTAATTCTTTAAATAATGCTGATGTTTCATCAATATTATTTTGGTTTCTATTCCATAATATACCAGTAGGACCAATAATAATATTATCAATAATTTCTTTGTCTTCGATATTTATTTTTTCTTTTTCCAGATATTTACGCCATATTTGGTTTATGTATGCAATATTCTTATTATATTTTTTTAATAAATTGAGATGATTAATATCGAATTTGGCATGACAAAATAATAAATCATCTATTTTTAAAACTAATGGGCGTTTTGCTAAAATCATAGCTAAAGAACCACCTGGTTTAAATAAATGTTGTCTTAATTCACAACTACTATTTTTAGAAACATATGAAAAATCCCCGATTACATTCATTAATTCGTGATTTCCTATTAACGATATACAATAACCACCTTTAGCACGGGCTATTAAATTTAAATGTTCTGTAAAATAAATTATCTCATAATCTTTTAATTTTTCCCAATTTTCTGTTCCTATTCTATTTAAACTATCTACTTGATCCCCTAATTGTACTATTATTGTTTCAGGTGGTTCTGCTATCCATTCAAGATTATCATTAATAATTTTAGCGTCTATCAATATATTTTTAAATCTTCTAATATCTCCATGCATATCACCTATTATAACTATTCTTTTATGTGATTGTAATTCGTTTATACATTCGTTAAACATATTTATAAATGAATATAAAGGATTTTTTATATAACTTTATATAATGTATAAATATTATATTATTCTCAATTTTATTATAACAACATTGAATGCATTTATTTTACCTCAATTTGTGAGGGAATGGCATCCAATTGGAATAGAAAGCCAAATTGATAAACACAAACCATATAATTTTAATATCGGTAAATTACCAATGGTTCTTTGGTATGATTATAATAATACACCAGTATCAACAATTAATATTTGCAAACATTTGGGGGCAAGATTAGATAATGGTATTATTAATAATGGTTGTTTGCTTTGTACTAATCATTTAACGCCATATAATCAAAGTGATGCTATAGGAAAAGTTATTTCTAAAAACGGTTTATTATGGTGGAGTTATAAAAGTTATAATAGAGATCCACCATCAAATTTTAAGAAAACGCAAGATAAGATTAATATTAATTACATTGATATTAATGTCAGTTTGGTGAATGTTATTTTAGAATTCATTTATAGTAATAACAAACTCGAAGTAAAACATAGAAATAATAAATTTTTATTTAGTGAAAAGTTATTTAATAACGCAGAACATAATTTTTTTTATAGATATCCATATTATATTAAAGGGTCTGTTAATAGTAAAATTAATTATTCTATTAATTTTTTACCATTAGAAGAAAATAAAACAAGATTATTTATTAGTATTTCAAATAATTTTATTGATTCAACAATTTTTATGAATTATTTTTTAAATTCTAAATTGAATAATTTAAAAAATTATAATGAAAATTCACATATAAAATATATGATTATGCTTAAAGATGATAATAGTTATATGAAAAAATTATATTTATTATTTGATAAATATTTATTTCCTAATGATTTTACGATTTCATGTTTTTATAAATACAAACAATTCTATTAAAAAAATGATTTTATTTTTTTTATAAAAACAACTAATAATGACGCTGTCTATTAGTTGTTTTTATATGTATTTTGATAATGCAAAACCAATAAATATAACTTTTATCAAGTTTGACAATTATATTAAAGTTATATTTAATAATAGATCTGTTATTTTAACAAATAATCAGTTACTATCTAATTTTGAATTATTTCAACTTTATTTATTATCGCTTATTTTAACTGAAGACACATCTAAAATTTATAAGACTAATAATAATTATGGGATTTATACTAAAATTTGGGATAATCTTTATTTATCTCCATCATATAAAATGATTTATTTAGAGAAATTGGCACATAAAAACCCATTTAAATCAAATGAACCTAAACGCCCAACAAGTTCAAAGAAAATTAATAAATTCATGTGGATATTTAACAAATGGATTAAAACAATTGATATTAATCCTATAAATTTGTTTTATGAATATTATTTAATAGAATTGAATTATTTAATTTAATAATTATAATTATGACAATAAACCCAATTGTTAGTTGTTTTTATATTACAAATTATAATGACGGCCAAATAAATATAACTTTTATTAAATATGTTAAATACGTAAAAATAATATTAAATTATAAATCTATTATTTTATCTATAGAACAATTATTAAACAATTATAAATTATTTCAAATCTATTTATTGTCATTGGTTTTAACTGAAAATACATCATCAATTGATTTAATGATTATAAATAAAAAAAAGTATTATGGCATTTCAACTATGAGATATTGGAAAAATGTTTATTTGACATTATCATATAAAATTATATTTCTTCAAAAGTCATATCATAGAAATCCATTTTATTCTAACGAACCTAAAAGAACAACTAGTATTAAAAAATTAATAAATTTATTAAAACTTTTTATTATTTATATAAAGAAGGTTATATAATAAATCCTATTTTTGTATATTATGAATATTACAGAAATGAAACAATACATATATCAGAGTTTATAAGTAATCAACACGAACACAATAAGAAAATAGAAATATTAATCAATATTCTTCATAGTTATGGGCGTGATATTTATTATTCTATTAAAAAATATTTGTTTTGATTTATTTATAATCATTATTAAAAATGATAAGTTCTATAACCTAAATTATTTAGGTATCATCATGGCACCAACAATTAGTTGTTTTTATACGAATTATAATCGCGCGCCTGTTAATATTACTTTTATCAAGTTTGAGAACTTTGTTAAGATTATATTTAATGATCGCGCAGTTATATTGACAAATAAACAGCTTGTTGATAATTTTGAGGTATTTCAAGCTTATGTTATGTCTCTGCTTTTAACAGAAGACACAACCAAAATTGGCAAACTCGTTATTGATAACACGCTTTATTATGGCATTTCTACTAGGAGATATTGGAAAAGTCTTTATTTGACAGATTCTTATACATTCATTTCTCTTCAAAAATCGGCTCATAGAAATCCATTGAATTGCAAAGAACCAAAACGAGAAAGTAGTTGGAAGAAATATAATAAATTTATGCGTCTGTTTTACGATAGCATTGATCGTGGTAATTATATCATTGGACCACGAGATTTAATTGAAGAATATTATGATAATGAAACTGCAGACAGCATTCATTATTATAAAAAATATATGGAATATCAAATTCAAACTGAAATTTTGAGAGCCATTCTTCACAATTATGGATATGATATTTATGCGTCAATCAATCAGTTTGTAAAGATTTGATTGATTTGGAAAACAAAAATGGCAAAATTAATTTTTTGTCATTTTTTATAAATAAAAATAAATTTGTTTTAATTTATTTGTAAAAAATAATAAATATGATTTTAGTTATAAAATAATATATTGTGTATCATCATGGTACCAACAATCAGTTGTTTATCAATCAATTTCAATCGCGACGCTGCTAACTTCACTTTCACACAGTTTAAAAACTATGTAAAGGTTATGTTAAATGGTCGTTCGATTGTATTGACAAACGATCAGCTTGTTGAGAACTGCGAATTATTCCAAATGTTTGTTATGTCACTGCTTTTCACCGAAGATATAACCAAAATTGACAAAGTCACAATCAATGACAAAGTCTATTATGGTGTTTCGACAATGGTGTATTGCAGAAACTTTGCAACGAATAGATCTTATAAATTTATTCATCTTGAGAAAACGGCGCATAGAAATCCATTGAATTGCAAGGAACCCAAACGTTCAACGAGTTCAAAGAAATATAATAAGTTCTTTCGATATTTCTATAATTGTTTGAATGACAAGAGTTATATCATCGATCCTAAATATATGATCCGTGATTATTTCTTGGGTGAAACCAGCAACGAGATGCTCCTCGACTATCGCGAAGAGTAAAAAAAAAGAAAACAAAAATGACAAAATTATTTTTTTGTCATTATAAAATAAATGGAAGAGGTAAAAATATTGAAAGAAATGAGAAAACAAAAAAGAATAGAAGGAATGCAAAAAATGGAAAAAATAATATCAATTTTTGATAATTGTTTAAAAAAACTTAAAACATTAACTAATCGTAACAATCTAATAGATGATGATGAAATTAAAATAACTCATTATAGTATTTATTTAACATCTTGTGGATTTCGTAATGGTACATATTTAGAATTATATTTTATTAACGATATTAAAAATGAAGTTGAATATGTTAAAACTTTAATGAATGCATTTAAGGACCTAAGAAATGTTGAAAATATTGATATATATGTAGGTAAAATATATGATAGTAGTAATTTTAGAGATACTTTATATATTTATTATAAACCACGTGAAATAAAGTTATTTAAAATAATAAAAAAAATCGAAGCAATTGACAGATATAATGAAGAACAAATGTATAAAATTCAAAATCATATAGCTAAATTATTAAGTTATGATGTTGTAAATTATAAACATACAGAAGAGTTTATAACTATTGATTTTAGAATAATTAAAACTAATTTAAATATTATGAGTTATTATACTACTAAAAAAAATTTAGTAAAAACATATGATAAATTATTAGAATTAAATAAAATATTATATTATCATTTTGATTATCAATTTTGCGAATTGGTTGTTAGTGGTTCAGGTTATTAAGAATGATAAATAGCATTTAAAATTGAAGTAATATAATCTAATTTTTGTTCTACCATCATTAAACGATATTCAATAATATTTTCTTTTTTATCAGTATGAGGTTCTAATTTTTTAATATATTTTTCTATAATAGCAGGTTCAATATTATATGATGACGATAAATCAATAATTGAAATATTCTCATTTTTATATTTGGGAAATATTATATTTGTTACAACTCTTGATTTAATTCCTGTAACTGTTCTTTTATGAATTAAAGCTATTTCTTCATATGATTTATTTTCTGCTATTTCTTGACAAAGATTATTATCCTCGTCTTTAGTCCATCTTATACCAGCTCTAGAAGTCTCTGTAATATCCATATTTCAATTTTTTATAAATTTCCTTAAATCCATTTATAATTATTAACAAAAACGAAAAATTGGATTATAAACAAAATACTGATAATATTATTCAATTTTTGATTTACAATCATTAATTCATGGTT